CTAAAGGTAAGTTTATCGGTAACGTTGTCGGTAAGAACTGGGCATGGAAACTGGCCCGGAAAGCAGAATCAGGAACCGATCCCGAATTTGAATACTTTAAGATAACAGCTTCCCAGGCTGTACGGGCGGGGATATTATCGCAATCAGAAATAGATCAGGCTCGTCGGGATTTACCCGCCCGTATTTATAAGATGCTCTACGAAGCTGAATATACAGCCGTAGAGGGTGCGCTATGGGATTGGGAAATGATCGAAGATACAAGGATTGAACCCGTAAACTGTCCTGAGTTATTCCGTATAGCAGTTGCCATAGATCCTGCTGTAACATCAGAAAAGGACTCAGACGAGACGGGAATAATCATTGGTGGCAGGGCTTATGACGGATCGATTTACATACTTGAGGACGGATCCGGGATCTTCACTCCTCAATCATGGGCAAGTAAGGCAATAGCAGCATATCACAGGCTGAAAGCTGACAGGATCATTGCAGAGGTGAATAACGGCGGTGACTTGGTTGAAACAGTTATTAGAAATATTGACCGGAATATCAGTTATGAATCGGTTCACGCATCACGTGGTAAGATAACAAGAGCTGAACCGGTTGTCGCTCTGTATGAACAAAAGCGGGTTCATCATGTCGGTACACTTCCGGCCCTTGAGGATCAGATGACATCCTGGGCAGGGGCAAAGGGCGAAAAATCCCCGGACCGGGTTGATGCGCTTGTGTGGTTAGTGACATTCTTAATGGAAGGTAAGTTTTATGATGAAAATGATGAGGGAGTAGTATGATAACACTAAAAGGCAATAAGACAGTTAATTCTTATCTGGCAGCCCTGGAATATTTACACATGGTTGCACGGCAGACAAGAGGGCTTCTTGACCTTTTACATTTTCGCATTCCCGAGGCTTATAACTCTAAAATACGAATGAATTGAGCTGGTTAACAAACATAGCACAGAAACTCCTAACTGACCGGATAAACCCTCAGACTAACCGATTAGATGAATATGTTCTGAGGATGCTTGCTCAGGGAGCCATTTACCCGGATGCAAATTCAGCAACATATCTGAAAAGTTATACAGGCGTAGGGGATGTTTTCACGATCATCAATAAGATCACTGAACCGGCCTCAATGGTTCCGATCTTTCAGGTTGATAAAGCAGGGAATGATATTCCGAACGGGCGAATGTTGCAGCTTATCAGTAAGCCGAACCCGAACATGAATGAATCAGAGTTTATTGAGGCCCTGCTATCCTTTTACCTGATCTTCGGCAATGCTTATATAGCTCATCAGTCAACAGAATACGGCCTTAATGCAGGTACTCCGGTCCGTCTGGATGTCCTCCCGCCTCAGTGGATGGAGATGGTCATCGGTTCATATATGGAGCCTGTGAGGGGATGGAAATTCATCATGTCAGGGAATGTGATCGATTACGAACCTAACCAGGTAATGCACTGGAAAGACTTCAACCCGGATTATGACAATACCGGTACGGGGCATTTATACGGTATGTCAAGGTTAAAGCCAATCATTAAATCTGTTATCGGTGCCGGGAACTCATACGATGCCATTGTTTCGGCTCTGCAACATCAGGGAGCTTTCGGGATATTGACCATATTAGGGGAAGATGGGAAGCAGTCCGGGAATATCGGCAAGGCTCAATTATCTGCTATTCAGCGGGAATATGAAAGGAAATATACGGGGTCAAAGAATGCGGGTAAGATCGTTGTTACTAAGTGGGATCATAAATGGACAAACTTCGGGATGTCCGTTAAAGAGATGCAGATAATTGAGGCTCTCGGTGCTTTCAAAGGCAATATCTGTGACGCTTATAATGTACCCTCTCAACTACTTACGGGAAGTCAGGATCGGACTTATTCGAACTACAAAGAAGCTGAGAGGGCATTATGGGGAAATGCCATCAAACCTAACCTTGACGGGTTACTCTCAAAGGTTTCCGCATGGCTGGCTCCTCAGACGAAAGAGGAAGGTCATCAGTTAGTAGCTGACTATTCTGAGATCGAAGCCCTGCAGCATAACAAGGTCGAGCTGGTACAATGGATGACAACGGCCCGGTCATTTACCCGTAATGAGATTCGTGAGGCTTGTGGTTATGAAAGAATCGAACAGCCGGAAATGGATAAGGTTTATGACAGTGCTGGAACGGTCCCGATAAATGAATTATCAATGATGCCGGATGAAAGTATTACGGAAGATGTATTAAAAGCTTTACGAATCAGTGATTACAGAAAGATGAACTGATGAAACTGGAGCTTAATAAATATTTAAGACGTTCATTGACAGTATTGTATTTTAAGCAGGGGCAGCGGGTATTAGCAGAGGTTCAGCAGCCCGTTCTGGATTTGGCCGGGGAAATAGACATTGAATCCCTTAAACTCCGGGTTCCATTTCTGTTAAGGGGCGAACCAGTCGATAAGTATCAGCGTGAGATGTGGGTGAAGGGAGGGAGTTTGTTTGCACTTGATACGGTTAAGCGCATTCATAAGGTTCTTCGGAAACAAGAGGAGGATATTGATTTCTGGGAGGATTATTTCCGAAGGTATATTAACGAAAGATCACTACTCAAAACTGGTCAGATACTTTCAACTCAGGAAGAAGTTATCAATAATGTGATTGACGGGTTACTTGAGGAGGGGTTCCAGAACGGTTTAGGCATACCGGAGATTCAAAGGGAATTAAGGGGACAGTTAACCGAGGCACTGACAACAATAAACAAGTACCAGGCAGAAAGGATTGCAAGGACAGAAATAAACGGGGCTGCGAATACCGGGAGTTTTGAAGGGGCATGGCAGACGGGTGTGGCACTTGGTAAGGAATGGATAACATCAGGGCTGAAAGGGATTAGGGAGAGCCACCTGTATTATGAGTCCCTTGGAGGGGTTAAAATGGATTATCAATACAATATGGGTTTAAGGTTTCCGGGTGAATCGACAGGATCGGCAGAGGAAATCATAAATTGCAGATGTACGATAGGTTACATAGTTGACGAATAACATATTAAGATGAAAAATATAGCAGGGTTTAAGGTTAAAAGTAATTTTTTGCTCAAGGATGCAGACGAAAAGACCGGCATTGTGACGGGTTATGCTTCGATCTTCGGCAACGAGGACAGCGATAAGGATATTGTTATGCCGGGTGCCTTTGCCAAGACGATTGCGGAACGAGGCCCGGAGAGCGCTAAACCGAGGATTAAACATCTCTGGCAGCATGACAGTTGGCAGCCTATTGCTATCCCGAAGGTATTGAAAGAGGATGAAAGAGGGCTATATTTTGAATCACAGTTCGGGAACGATCAGTTCTCTCAGGATAAGCTTCAACAGCATATTGACGGGATCATAACAGAAATGTCAATAGGTTACAACATTATCAAGGCTGAGGAGAATTTTGATCCTGATGGGAAATACCTCAATCAGAAACTCGTTGAACTGAAACTCTGGGAGTATTCCTCAGTAACATGGGGAGCCAATAGTCTGACAGAAATCATATCTGCCAAAGGCGAAAAAGCCGACATACTTTCAAACCTTACAAGAAGATTAGATGCGCTGAACAGGGGATTAAAGAACGGGAAGTACACAGATGAAACCTGTGAAGTCTTTGAAGTGGAAATTTGTAAAATAGCAAGCATTATACAGTCACTCGAAATAAAAGAGCCGGGAGCTGATCCCACTCCGGAAGTTGTCGAGCCGGCAAAATATCTGGAATCAATATTATTAACATTAAAAAACTTTTAAAGTGGGAGAAAAAGAAATTAAGGCTTTAACCGATCAGATCAACTCCGAACTTGTCCGTATTAGTGGCCTGTATGCAGAGATGCAGAAAGAGGTTGCAAAGAAAGCGGGAGAGGAAAGGATCACAGACCTGATCAATAAAGCTCAGGAGTCGGAAGTGAAAGTAAAAACACTATCCGAACAGTTGGATAAACTTGAGTTAAAGATCAAGGATAAAGGGATAGGCGGGGCGTCACAGTCATTATTTGGCGATTTTACAAAAGCCTATCAGGAAAATAAGCAGAGGATCAAATCTCCGGGGGGACAGTTTGCTTTTGAGATGAAAGGCAATCCCCGGATGCTCCTTAAGGCTTCAACTATTGACGAGGGTACAGAATTATCCGATTCATCCCTTGCCAATGCTGTTGTTGTTCCGATGCGTACCCCGGGTGTTGAAAAACTTCCTGACCGTGCGGTTAAATTCATCGATGTTGTTGGTCGTGGAGTTACTAACAGTAACCGGGTTACTTGGGTTGAACGTTCGGCACGTACTGACGGAACCGCAGCCGTAACTAATGATTACAGCCAGTACGGCCAGAGTGACTTTACATGGATACAGAAAGCTGCTGAAGTTGAGAAGATCGGAACATTTATCAAGGTCACAAATGAGGCCCTGGAAGACTGGGACGAATGTCTGACTCAGATCAGAACTGAACTGTTCCCGATGGTTGAACGTGCACTCGAAAGTGAACTTTATTCTGGTAGCGGATCAGCCCCGCACCTGGACGGGATTATAACATCAGCTCAGGCTTATGCTGCAACCGGACTAAATTCAAAGGTGGCTTATCCTAATACCTTTGATGCTATCCGTGCTGCTGCTTACCAGTGTGCTTATTACGAGTATGTACCGAATTTCGCATTCCTGAACCCGGCTGACTTCGCAGAAATGGAAATGAGTAAGAACTCCAATGGTTCTTATGTCATCCCTCCGTTTGCTGCTGCTAATGGCATGACAGTTTCAGGGCTGAGGGTTGTTCAGAGTTCCCTCGTTACTGCCGGGCAGTTGCTCGTTGGTGACTTTTCAAAGCTCACCCTGTATATGAGGCGTAACATTGAGATTAAAATATGGGATCAGGATTCAACTGACCCGGAATATGACCTCAAGACTATTACCGCTTCTTGCCGTGCAGCCGTGAAATATCCGGCTCCTCATGCTTACGCATTCGTTTACGATGCTATCAGCGATATAACAGCAGCCATTGAAAAAGCAGTAGGTTAATGAAAGGAGGTATGAAATGAAAAAGACATTATTTGCAATTTTCGGATCATTGGCAGTTTTTATAACTGTCCTTATTCTGACCTCTGCTGCTTCCGGCACTACGGCAAAAGGGCCCGTAACTTTAGGGGTGAACAATTCGGTCTATACCTTTACGCCCGGCGCCTCTGAATATCTTGGAGGTAATAAAGGTAAAGATACCCTGACATTTGAAATCGTATCAAATAAGGTCGGGCCGGTGACAGCTGTATGTTTTGTCGACGTATCAAGTCGTAAAGGAACAACGGATACTTACAGTTATAACCTTGCAGGTAAACATTTTCTGAATGATAGTTATACAACCATAAATAATCAGGCGGCTAAATTCGCTGATTTAGTGGTTGCTGATACCTTAAATGCCTCTGAGAGAGATAATAATAAGTATTACAGGTATTTCCGTATGACGCTGGCAACAGATAACAATTGTGCTACTTCGGATAGTATTATTTTTTCTGCGATCAGTTTCAAGGTCATGGAGTGGTAGTTAAATGATGATTGAAGGGAGCAGACGTAAAATCCCTGCTCCCCTCTTTTAAAAACTCAAAAGATGTTAAAAAGAATAAGGTTTATAAAAGACGAACACTATCCAAACGGACGGGTAGATAAAAAGGGAACTGAAAGGTATGTTACCAGTCGGACGGCTCAGTTACTTATTGAATCCGGTCACGCTGAATTGATCGGACAGGAAACTGAGATCATTGAGCCGGAGCCGGAAAAGAAACAGGAAAAGGCACAGATAATAACCAAAGAGGAAAAGATTACCCGTAAACGCAGGACAAAAAAGGTTAAGTAATGGAACTTGTCGTATTATCAAAAGACATTGAGGAGCCGGTAGCGGTTGACGACGTTAAAGCGTTCATGGGTTATCCTTCATCGGATCAGGATGCGATAATCTTCCGTATGATCCAGACGGCCCGGCAATGGCTCGAAAACAGATGTAGCCTGTCAGTTGTCAACAAACAGTATAAAGCATATTTCGAAAAAGAGGATGCTGTTGACGGCTTTTACGAGTTACCTATCGTACCCGTACAGCCAATCCCTGCAATAACTGTTTCCGTTTGCGGCACTTCGACAACATTTGAACAATACGGTTTGAAACGGGTACGGATTGCACCTGATAAGTTAATTGGCACCATTGCAATAGGAGCAACAGCAGAGATTTATTATGTTGAGGTGATCTTTAATGCCGGCGAAAAGAACTTAACGGCAAATGAGATCATTAAACGGATAGTCTCGACAATGTTCAATCAGCGAGAGGATGGCGCCGGGGAAGGGGTACATGAAGGGCGAATACCTTATGACACATTAAGACTTATTGAAACAATTGACCAGAATACAGGATTTTGAAAACAGGACGGTTAAATACAAGTATTTCTATTTATGAGCTGACTTCGACAACAGACTTTTCCGGTGATGTGTCTGAAGTCTGGACGCTGGCAGGGACAGTTAGGGCAGAAGTCACACAACTTGACGGGTCGAGGTTTCTGAATGTTGCAGAGCTGGTTGATAGGGTCATTTATAAGATTGTCACATGGAATAACAGCTACGGGAAGAATTTACGGGTTGTTTACGGATCACTGACACTTTATCCGATGCGGCCACCAACAATTAATACAGATCGATCAGGACGGGAAGTAATAACTATTTACGGAGTAACAAAGCAATGATAAAAGGCATCCAGGTAGAGGGCATAAGAGAATTAACAGCAGACTTTAAAAGATTCGGAAAGGAATCTGATAAGGCTGTTAAAAGGGCTGTTGATCAGACTGCTCTTGCTGTTGAAACAGATGCAAAGAAAAAACTAATAGGGGACGGTCATATAATAACCGGTCGTCTAGCTGCCAGTATTCATGCAGAAAGTAAAAACGGACAGCAATACAATTACAAGGATAAAAAAGGAAACTCTTATGACGGGTCACTTAATGAAAAGATCGGCAATCTGGAAGCGGTTGCGGGAACAAATGTTCATTATGCCCCATACATAGAATTTGGAACAAAATATATAACCGGGGATAGTTACCTCGGCCATGCAGCATTGAAACAGGAAAAGAAATTTAAAGACAGGGTTGAAAAGGAACTTAATAAACTGATAACTGAGGCAAGTAAATGAGCACGGCGTCCGTAGATATAAGTTATGACCTGATAGACGGCATCTATGATGTACTTTACGGCAACGTAATCTACGAATTGGAAACAATTCCGGTTTATAAGTCAGTTCCCAAAACGCCCGCTTCGGTTTATGTATTGATTGGTGAGGTACTGGGAAGTGAGGACGGTACAAAAGACGGGTTTCTGTATTTCGGGACAGTTCAGGTTATTGTTGTCGACGAATCGGCTCACTGTGCAGACCGCAAACAATCCCAGGGCATCCTTGGAGTAGTCCGGGGACTATTAAAGGCAACCAAACCGGTTACATTCACTTGCGGGAGCCGGACACTGGTGGTATTCTCGCATGAATCCCTGGTGCCGGTCACTGAATATGCGGATAACTCTGTTATAAGAAACAGATTGATAGATATATATAATTACGTTCTCGAATAACTTTAATTTAAAATAAGATGGCAAAGATTAATGGTACGCTGATGTGCATAATAAGTGGTAGTGATAAGCTCCTGCATATAGATAATTGCACACTTAATGTAAATGTCAATCTCCCTGATGCCTCGACAAAGGAATCATCCGGCTGGGCTGAACACATCAATGGACAGAGGGATTGGGAAATAACTTTTGACGGCAAATATGATGAAACCGGTACGGGGATCACGCCTGACGAGATTCTCGCTGCAATCATTGCACGTTCGGCAGATACGGCTATGAAGTTTACTACCGACGGGGCCACAGGTGCTGCAGGTTGGACAGGTAATGGGACCTACCGGAACTTATCACTTGCCGCGAATATGGAAACTCCGGCTACGTTCTCAGGGTCGATCAAGGGTAATGGGGCACTGGCTGCAATAGCTTAGTTATGGCAAAGATTAACGGAACATCGGTATTGCTGTATGCTGACGGGACGGTTATTGCCCTGCAGAAGGGATTAAACATATCTGCCGATGTTGACCTGCCGGATGCAAGCAATAAAGAGTCTGCAGGGTGGGCAGAGCATATACAGGGGATGCGAAATGCAACTTTATCCTTTGATGCT